CGGGGGGACCCGGTGGGGTCGGTCAGGCGATACGGTGAGGAAGGAAGGGGGAAGAAGGGGAACTCACCACGAAGGCAGGGCGCGGCAGAATGGGCTAGCAAGATTCGGGGTTGTCCATCCAGTCCATCCAGTCCATTTCTCGATCTTCTTCGTGCTCTTCGTGCCTTCGTGGCGCATAGCGAACTGCATAGCGGAACCGCGAGTGGACGCGAATGAACGCGAATGAGTGGGGGGAAGGGCGCGCAGCACCGGGAGCTTCCCGGCGCTGCGCGGGGCTTCTCTTCGTGCCTTCGTGCTGCATGGTTGATTGGGGATTTGGCTTCAATCGCACATCGCAAATCCCCAATCACAAATGAAATCAGGCGATGTTGAGGCGGGCGATGGCGGCGGCGTTGGCGACGACGATGTCCTCGGACCAGTCGAACTTGGCGACTTCCACGCGGCCGTCGTCGCGGGTGTAGCTGCCGGGGACCATCCACTTGCCCGCCAGGCGGAACGTCTTCATGAACGAGGGGTCGCGGCGGGTGGGGTTGGGGCGACGGGCGAAGACGAGGACGGTGCTGTCCAGGAGGAAGCGGATGTCCTCGGGCAGGCCTTCGCGGGCGGAGTCGTAGACCATGAAGGAGGCGCGGACCTCGGGCTGGGCGAGGAAGAGGTCCGAGACGGCATCCATGGTGGGCACTGCGACCCGGTCGCGGGTACGGGGATTGCCGACCACGAAGCGGTTGGCGACGTTGGCGTGGTTCTTGAAGACCCGCCAGGCATTGGCGCCGAAGAGCAGGCCGACACCCATCAGGCTGCCGTACTTGGCGGCCTTGATGACGTTGAGGATGGCAGAGTCGAGATCGTCGATGGGATCGGCCGTCTCGTCCCACGTGTAGCCCGTGCCGGCTCCGGCGGCGGCGAGGGCGGCATCGATCACCGCCTTTTCGTGAACCAGTCCGGCGACCTCGGCGACCATCTCGGCCCCCTCCTGGAGGGCGGATTCGAGGGCGTCGTTCTCCTCGATCTCGTCCACCGGGAAGTCGAGGGCGTGGGGTTCGCAGTTGTAGGTCTTGTCCTCGGCATCCCAGCCGAGTTCGACGGCGCGGCCGCCGATCATGCGGCGGGTCTTGGGCAGGGCGAAGCGGTGCTTCTCGGTGTACTGCTTGTAGTAGCCGACGGAGACGGGGACGTCGACCGCCGGGGCGAGGAAGTCGGCGACCGGCTGGATGGCGTTCTGGGCCGCGCCCTGGGCGTACTCGCGGAGGGTGGGCTTGGCAGCGATGTCGGAGAGACGGCTCATGGTGGAATCCTTTGAATGCAGAATGGAGAAGTCAGAATGCAGAATGAGCGCGGTGGGAGAAGGCAGGAGGCAGAATGAGGTCTGAAGATGGGTGGCGGCTGGATTCGGCTTCAATCGCCAATCGCAAATCACCAATCACCAATGCCTAGGCCGAGGCGACGATGCCGGCGGTCTCGATGGCGGTGAGGATGCTGGCGATGGCGGCGCGGGCCTCGGTGTCGATGGTGCTGCCGCCGGTCGGGGCGGCGATCGCGGAGCTGGCGACCTGGATGGTGCGGGGATCGGGCTGGACGAGGAGGAGCTGGCCGTCGCTTCCGGCTTCGAGGGCGATGCCGGGGGAATGGTAGAGGCCCGGCGTGCTGCCGAGGGCGGCGACCAGGCCGGCGTCGCTTTCGCCGGGAGCGGCGAGAACGAGACGGGTGCCTGCGAGGATGCTGCCCTTGAGCCGGAGGCGGACCTGCTGGGCGTGGGCCAGGGGCCGGAGTCCGGCAGTGGCTTCGGCGGGTGCGCCCTCGACGACGAGATACAGCGCGGGATCGGCCACCGTGGCGGGAAGCGCGGCCTGGCCGTCGGCGTCGATGACGACCAGACGCCCCTCGCAGGCGGTCAGATCCTCGGCGGCAATCACGGGGATGTCGCCGAACTGGGTGTTGGACTGGTGGTTCATGGAAACTCCTTATCAGCGGACGTAGTGGACAGAGTGGACGGAGTGGGGTCAGTTGTTGGCGGCGAGTTCCTGGGCGGCGAGGCGGAAGGCGGTGCGGTAGTTGACGCCCTGGCGGTGCTGGATTTCAGCGGCGCGGTTGCGGATGGCGGCGGCAGTGCGCCCGGCGGCAGGGGCGGTCTGGTCGCCGGGATCGGCGGCGGGAACACGGCCCTCGCGACGGTTGGGCAGCGGCGCGGGACGGGACGGGGGACGGACGGCGGCGAGAATACCTAGGGCGGCTTCGCGGTTGGCGAGGAGGGCCTCGCGGGCCTGGGCGGCGTCGGCGATCTTGTCGCGGTGTTCCTCGATGTCGGCCTCAATGCGGGCTTCGAGGTTGCGGCGCCGGAGCGCCGCGAGTTCCTCCTGGTCGGTCTGGGTCTGGACGGCGCGGTTCTTGAGCTCCTGGACCTTGGCCACGAAGTCCGTCTCGGGGGCTTCGGGTCCGAGTTCCAGAATCTCGGCGAGTCGCTGCTTCATGCGGGCAGCCTCCTGATTTGGCGGCGGGTTGCCGCCGTTGCGGTTGCTGAGGGGCCGGAGGCCCTTCAGGTTGGGATCGTTGGTAAGGCCCGCGCTGAGCAGGCGGCGGGGCCGGACGCGGTCCGCGCCGAGGAGTTCGGCACTGGCGCGGTCGAAGACCGGGGAGAGGAAGCGGTAGGCTCCCCCCGCCACGGCCCGCTCTCCGCGCTCGCTCCAGCGGATGCGCCCCCAGAGGGCACTGTCGCGGATCCCCAGTTCGACCAGCCAGCCCGCCGCCTCGCTCGCCTTGCCGAGATCCAGCGAGAAGTGGTCGTAATCAACCAGCAGACCGGGGAAATCGGGGACGGCGGCGGTCTCCCGGAAGGCGTCGAGCATGGCCCCGAAGGCATCGGCGTCGAGCACCTGGACCACGCGCCCGTTCTCGGTCAGCACGGGGAACTCCCCGGCGGGGGCCAGTTGGTACCAGCCATCGGCAGGCAGGCGGAAAGCGGCGGGCTTGGTCATAAAATCTCCTTGGCAAAGCAGCATGGCTATTCCGGGCGTCACGAAGTCACGGAGTCAAGAAGTCAGTCATCGGGAACGCGCTGGTCCCCCTTCCCCCCATTCTGCATTCTGACTTCCCACTTCTGCATTCATTCTCTCCGGGCCAGGGCGGCGGGGTCGAGGGATGGGTTCGGACGGTCCTTTCCCTCGGCCCACCGGCGGGGGGGCGTCGCCGGTGAATTCGCTCGCGGCGGTCGAGCGATCAGATTCCGGAAGGGCCGGAAACTGCCGCGCCGCCCTGGCCGGCGGCTGCCCCCGGGGCGTCCACAGACTGGGACGCTCGATGGTCGGGGGCGGAGGCCAATTCGTAGCCGGTGCGCTCGGAGAGCTGTTGCGGACTGAGCAGGAAACCCGCCCGGCGCGCGGTGACGGCGTGTTCCAGGACGCGGTCGACGCTGGGGGTTTCGCTGGTGTCCAGTTCGAACCAGGCCAGAATTGGTTGATTGGGGAATGCGTCTTGCAGACGCGGCTTGTCGAACTGCTCCTGCATGACTTCGGCGATGTCCTGGGCATCGGCGCGGAGGAGGGAGCGCCAGACGTCCCCCTGCTCGCGGGCCTGGGCACCGCCGATGCCAGTGGCCTGGCTGATGGCGGTGAGCATGCCGCCGGTGCCGGCCAGAATGAGGTCCTCCTTGAGATAGCGCAGGCGGGCTTCCCAGGCGGTGGTACCGCCGACACGGGAGTTCTCTCCGCCGGGACGCTGGATCTCGCTGCCGTTCTCGAGAACTCCCGAGCCGCCGCGGGCGATGGCCGCCGCCTTGGCCGCAAACTCCACGGCTTGCTCGTCGCTAAGTCCGGGCGGACCGACGATGACGGTCCCCTGGCGGCTGGCGATCTCGCAGAAGGTGTCCCACCACTTGGCGCTGTGGCTGGCGCGGAGGAACTTGAGAATCGAGAGCCAGAGCAGGCTGCGGGGTTCCTCGCGGATGATGAATCCGGCCGGGTCGATAGGCTGGCCGAGGCGTTCGGGGGTGGCGAGGAGGGCTTCGGGGTTGTGGTACCAGGGACCGTACAGGCCATCGCGCACCCACCACCACTGATCGATGGGTTCCAGATGGTTCTCGCCTACGGCCAGGTGGCTGTAGCCCCGGAATTTGGCAAGGGCGAGGAACTCGACGGCCTGGCGCATGTTGTCGATGCGCAGGTAACATTCTTCGAGGAACTGGCGCTGCTCGCGGGCCAGGGCGGCGAGCCCCCGCTTGTCGGCCTGGGCGTCGGTGCGGATGGTCCAGTCGAGCTGGCGCAACCCGGCACAGCGGCGTTCCACCAGAGTCCAGACATCGGCGTCCCACTGTTCGACGTAGTACATCAGCCACTGGGCGCGGGTCCACTGTCCGCGCATGGCATCCTGGAGCAGGATGGCGGCATTGGCCGGGGTGAGATTCCGCAGGGGATTGCCCAGGGCCTCGGCCGGATTGGCCAGATGCCCGGGACCGGCAGTGCTGGCGACGATGGAACGGCGGTTGCGCAGGGGGCTGGCAAAGATCTGGCGAATGCGGGATATCATCATAACTCCTTGTTCACCACGAAGGGATGCAATTTCAGATTTCAGATTTGTGATTTACGATTTGGATGTCCATCCAGTCCATTCGGTCCATTCCGTCCATTATTCAGAACAGGCCGGAGAGGTCGGTCGGGGACTGGGGGAAGGACTGGGCACCGATGCGGGGAGCATTTGGACCGCTCGCGGCATGGAGGGCCAGAGCCAGGGCCCAGAAGCGGTCGGCGTGTCCGTTTCTGCCCCGGTCGGCCGCAAAACGGAGATTGCCGGCGGCGGTGGTTTCACGCCGGATGGCGCGGAGGTCGGCACGGATTTCCGGACGCGGAGGAAGACGCAGGGCGCACCGTTCGCAGGCGGCGCGGAGGGGATAGGCCAACGCCTCCTTGAGGGCGGCGGTGAACCGGACCTCCTCCACCCGGTAGCGCCCATGCCGGGCCAAAGCGCGTTCGGCGAACTGGCGACCGATGCCGGTGGCGTCGATGCAGCAGCGGCGAACACAGCCAAGCCGGAGGGTTTCGTCCAGCACCTGTTCCTGGGCGGCGAAGGTCTGTTCGCGCAACTCGATCACCCGGCGCGTGAAGTGGATGCCGCCGACGGTCTCCAGTGCCCAGATGACAGTGAGATCGTGGTCCCGGCCCACATCCACCCCCACATGGACTGGATTCGGGCAGCGAGTCAGGTCGGTTTCCCATTTCTCGCCCTCGGAGTATTCACAGGCGGCGATGAGGTCATAGCCGAGAAAGGCGCTGGCATCGTCGGCCGGACGGCACATGTACTCCTGCTGGAAAGACTCCTCGTCGGCACAACCGGACCGGATCAAATCGAAGTAGCCCGCCTCGTCCAGCTCCTGGCGGGGATCGTCCTTCGGGAGCTTGGCCTTCAGCTTGAGGAGGAAGCCCTGGTCCAGAGCATCCTGCAGTGTGACACGGTGCAGGCTGATGCCCTTGGGATTGCCCTTCTCGCGGGCTTCGAGAACGAGTTGGTTGAAGAAATTCTGGCTCCCCCGGTGGGTGCTGACCACTTCGAGGCAGCCGCCCCACGTGATGCCCGGATAGGCGATGGCCCAGAGTTCGCGGGGATTGGCGTGCAGGGCAAACTCGTCGAGTACCCGGTCCCCCCGTTTCCCTGCCTGCGCGTTGGGATTGGAGCTCATCGAATGGATCCGGGCACCGTTGGCGAGACGCAGCACATGGGCGGTGGCCCGGCTTTCCTCGTCCACCACCCGAACCCCGAGATCCTTCGCTCCGAGATCAAGTAGCTCGGCGAAGCGGACACAGTCCTCCTTGAACAACCGGGCCTGGAAATCGTCGCGCGAGGACACCCACGCATCGAGAGTCTGTCCAGCCCGAGCCTTGCGGCGGATCAGCCCGTAGGCCGTGGCCCAGGAAAGCCCGATCTGGCGGGACTTTTCCATCAGCTTCAGCCGACTCTGATCCAGAATCCAGCGACGCTGATAGGGCAGAAAGAAATTGGCGGGATTGGTAGCCACGAATGCAAGGGACTCCACGAAGGGGGGAGGAACGGCGGGGGGGTTGGCGCAATGGCTAAAGGAGATGAAGGCGGCGTTCGATTTCGTCGATGGTCTCGGGACGGAGACCGGGTCTCTCGACGGAGGCGGCGAGCTTCGCCTCAAGGTCGGCGATGGTGGCCCGGAGATCGGCAGTCTCGGCGGCGTGGCCCTCGCTCAGGGCGCGGATGCGGGCTTCGCAACGCTCCTGGATGTCGCGAGTGGCGAGGGTCTTGGCTTCGCGTACCGTGCGCATGAGAGCGCCGATCTCGCGGGCGTCCTCGCTGTCCTCGGCCAGACGCATCACCTTGGCCGCCAGGGCGTAGGCCGCCGCGTCCGAAATCTCGCCGAGGGCATCGGCCCCGCCGGCCGCGCGGAACAGCTCCCCGAGCCGTTCCCGTTCGGCCTGCTCGCTCAGAACCCGGTCCCGGATCGTCTGATACTCCGGACTCTCCCGCCACGCCTGCCAGGTGCTGGCGTGAATGCGGGGCAGATCCGGCCAGCGTTCCGCCGCCCGTGCCAGCAGGCGGTTTGGGGCCAACCCTTCGACTTCCCGCCACCGGACCAGTTCGATCCGGGCGGAGCGCGGGTAGTGGCGCTGAATGTTGTTGCGGGGTGGGAGCATCTCGGAATCAGTCCTGGTTTGCAGCATGGCGGTGGCTCTGGCGGCAGGTATCGAACTTGTCCCAGAGATTGTGCAGACTCTGTTCAGTGCGGGCCACCGTGGTCGCCTAGGCCGCACTTTCCCGGTTCAGTTTCTTCAGCTCGAACATGATCTCGTTGTTCTGGGCGATGACCGTCTCGATCTTGGCGGCGAACTCCTGGCTGCGGTCGGCCGCGACATGCCGTTCCAGCCGCTCCTGGACTTCGCGCAGCGTGCGCTCGCGCAGCTTGTCCACCTCGGCTTCCAGAACGCGCATGCGCTCCTCACGGGAACGGACCCAGAGGGCCACCAGGCCGG